ATACTGGCAAGGTTTTTTTGTGTCTGGATACTGGTGCTAGGTGTATGCACGTCGATATGCGGGTTCACCAAAACAGGTCGAGGTGAGACNNGNNTNGAGAGAGAGTCCCCCACACACAATCTGCCCAAAATCGAATCGTCAACCTATCTGTTCATCTATCTATCTATATCAAAAACACTATACCTTCTTCTATACAAATCCCTATACCTTTCTCTATACAAATCCCTATATCTTCCTCTATACAAATCCCTATATCTTCCTCTATACAAATCCCTATATCTTCCCACTATAAGAATCCCAATATCTTCCACTATACAAATCCCTCAATATTCCCTCCCACTTCCCCGCCCCTCCTCTGTTTAATCCTGCATGGTGTCCGGGCATGGAATTGAACCATCCGACCGTCCTCTCCTCAAATATTAAAGGTCAATGGAGTTACAGTCCACCGAGGAGAAACCCGGACAAAAAATAAATCATCTATATGTTTTCCGCTGTTTTCTGTTTATATGCAAGGTTATCTAAAAATCATCCTCACGTCCAGCGGCAGGTCTATTACATATTTCTCTATCCATTCCTGCTGTTCTTTCGGCAGGGTCTCTTTTTGTCTGTATTTTTTCAGTATTTCCGCCTTTATCTTTCTTGTGGTTCCCTTTGTTGTCACGTCGGTAACCTCTATTCCCAAAGGACTGAAAACCCCTCTGTATTTGTTGCGTTCTTCAATGACAAGGCTTCCACGCCACGCCCCGGCTTTTGCCTTCAACATGGTTTTCTCGTCCTGCGCGTAGGCTATATTCATTGCTTTTCTTATGGGAAGCCTGGCTGGGGTGTCCTTCCTTTTTAGGGGGATGAACTCCTGTTTGTTTTGTGGATTCATGTTTTCTCCTTTTGTATCCGGGTTTCTTTAATATATACGCGGATTGAGTTTTTGCTATTTGTTGTTATATTATTGTTATGCTTAAAGTTGAGATGAATCCATATTATGCTCCCGGGGTCATGGTCCTGCAATGCGGGTCTGAGGCCTATTCCCAGTTGCGCCGCGATGGGGGATATATGCGCGAGATTAAAGAGGAGCTGGAGGGGGACATCCTGCGCAGGCGGTGGTATATCAGGTGCCGCCAGGGCAAGGAGCCGCGCTGGATTGGGATTCGCAATGGGGCCTGGGGATTGTTCACCGGTTACTCACACTGCACGTTTTTTTCTTCGTACCTTGAGGCGCTGTCTATTGTCCGGCTTCTTTTTGACGAGGATGTGACCGATATAGAGATAGTGGAGAAGATATGCCGCTGATTCCCACAGAGAGGCAGAAGCAGGGGCTGGAGCTGCTTAGCGACCCGGCCAAGACCCGTGTGCTGTTTACGGGGGGAAGCAGGTCGGGCAAGACTTTTCTGCTGATTGAGTATCTGATACAGCGCGCCTACCAGTTTCCGGGGAGCCGCCAGCTGATTGTCAGGAAGCACTTGGTTGACGCAAGGATGTCTCTGTGGTATGACACGCTTGAGAAGTATCTGTCGCTGTACATTCCGGAGGGGGAGTATGTGAAGCGCCAGAGCGAGCTTAGGCTGGTTTTCAGGAACGGCAGCGAGATATGGCTTGCCGGGCTTGATGACGAGGAGCGCAGCAAGAAGATACTGGGCAACGAGTATTTGACGATTTACTGCAACGAGGCGGTGGAGCTCTCGTACGGTGTGATTACCACGCTGATTACCCGGCTTGCCCAGAAATGCTTTGACGCTTCCGGCCATGTGGGGGTGAACAAGATGCTCCTGGACTGCAACCCTAGCCATCCCCGCCATTGGTTGAAGCTGTGGGGGCAGGACTTTCTTGACCCCTCCGCCTCTCCGCCCACCCCCTTGAAGGACGCTGACAACCACGCCTTTCTCCACTTTACGCCATATGACAACAGGAAGCACCTGCCAGAGGGGTACATAGAGCAGCTTGACGCGTTGCCTTTCATTCAGCGCGAGCGTATGTTGTATGGCAAATGGTGCGGGGGTGACGGTGCCATTTTTCGGGATTTTAATGAGAAGGTTCACGTGGTTGAGCCTTTTTCCATACCTTCGTCCTGGGCGCTGTCGGTTGCCATTGACTTCGGCTACGACCATCCCGCTGCCATATTGTGGGGGGCATATGACTACGGCACCGACGCGGTTTACATCTACAGGGAATGGCGTGAGCAGGGCAGGACAATTGACGAGATAGCTGCCAAAATCAAGAACGTTCCCGAGTCCGAGTTCTACCGCTATGACGTGATATGGGCTGACCACGCGCTGGCCGACAGGGCGTTTTTGCACAGGGAGGGGGTGGTTACAAGGCCGGCGAAGAAGTCTGTGCTGGACGGAATCACTGCCATAAACCAGAGGCTGCGGGTAAATGCCAAAACCGGAATGCCGCGCCTGGTTGTGTTTAATACGTGCAAGGCATTGATTGACGAGATGTATTCTTATGAGTGGCGCAAGACCGAGAGCCAGGTGGTCAACAAGGAGTCTCCCGTTAAGGTGAACGACGACCTGGTTGACTGTCTGCGGTATATTGTGTATGGACTGGACAAGGGCGGCAACGTCGGATTAATCTAGAGGTGCGACATGGATACTATATTTAGCAGAGAGGCTCGGTTTTACACTTCCAACAAAAGGGTGTGGGAAAAGGCCGGCAGCGCAATCAACGGGGGCAGGGAGTATATCCGAAAGACGCTGAAAAGGCACCCGTCGGAAACGGAGGAGGAGTACGAGGCCAGGGTTGACAGCTCCTACAACATCAACCTGATTAAGTACAGCACCAAGCGTTTCGGGGACTACATATTTAGCAAACCTCCCAGAAGGACGGGGGCGAACCAGGATATACTGCTGGACTTTGACAGGAACCGGCACCACGCAGACACCCTGATGCGCAACATCTTTGATTTGCACACCATCTTTTCACTGGTTTGGATTTTTGTGGATATGCCGGTGATAGAGGGAGACCTTGTTGACTTGCGAGAGAAAAAGGAAAAGAAAATCCGCCCGTATGTCAAAGCGGTCTCCCCATTGTCGGTTCCGGACTGGTGCTTTAACGACATCGGCGAGCTTGACTGGGTGATATTGAAGGAGACGGTTGAAAAGAAGCCGTCACCCTTTGTCGAGCCTGAGCTGTGGGACAGGCGCATTGTGTACACCAGGGACTATTGGCAGATGTTTGAAAGGAAGCTGGAGGGCAATTATCCCGAGCTTGAGACAAAGATAGGGGAGAGGATGGAGAACAAGCTGGGCATGGTTCCGGTGATTCCCTATACTACTATGCTGCCTGAGGGACTAATCACCGTGCCTCCCATTGACGACCTGCTCACCATTCACGACGCTGTGCTTGCCGGGGAGAGCGAGCTACTAACCAACATACTGAAGCAGACATACGGGCAGCTGGTTCTTCCCTCCTCCACCTCGAGCATGGTCAACCGCATCAAGGCTCGTCTGCTGAAGGGCAACGAGGGCAACTTCAACACTGAGGCGATGGACACGCAGATAACCAGGGAGGTGAGCACTACGCTGAGCCGCACCAAGGCCATCATAGAGATGGAGGAGGAGAAGGGGACGGCCAGGTACATACAGCCTGAGGGGGCTACCATAGAGAGCATCATAAGGCACGACGACCGCCTTATAGGGCTTATGATGCGCCTGTACGGGTTCCTTATGGGAGAGCATACAACGCAAAGGGAGAGTGCGGAGAGCAAGAGCGCGGACAACATCAGCCTGGCATCGCAACTGTCGGGCATAGCGATGAAGCTTCAGGAGCTTGAGTTCAGGATATGGGAGATGATGAATATGTACGANCCCACGGTGCAGGTTCCGAAGATTGAGTACAACACGAACTACAACATCAATGAGCTTAACGCTGTGATTGCCGGCATGGTTGAGCTTGTGAACCTTGATTGCGGGGACGAGTACAACAGGCAGCTGCGTAGAACTGCGGTGGATGTCCTCAACAGCCTGCATCACATCCCCGACCCTGTTTACGAGACAATCAGGAAAGAGATAGAGCAGGACAAGGAGGCCGGCGAGCCGATTTCGTTCAAAGATAAGCCTTCCCATTTGTCAGATGCTTCCGGAGACCGCCCCGACCACATCAAGAGCATAAAGGACTACGACAAGAGCAAGAAAAGCAAGATGCCTAAATCGGAGGTCCTGGGTTGATTTACAGGCGGAGATGGTGTATATTTAACCTAGCTGACTAAACAGCGGTAATAAATGACAACCAACGGAGATTCAAGATGACGTATGCTGAATTGATGGCCAAGATGCGCAAAGGCGAAGCGCTGACCGCAGAGGAAGTGGCCGAGTTTGAAAAGCTGTCCAGGCCCGCAGACCGATTTAACGAGGTTTCCGCAGCAAAGCAAAAAGCGGAGAGCGAGTTGAAGGAGATGCAGAAGAAGCTGGAGGCTATCGAGGCCGCGAGGGTTGACGAGGCGCAAAAGCTCCAGGACCAGGTTAACGAACAGCTACAGGTGCTGAGCGGCAAGGTAGAGGAGTTAACCAAAAGCAACAATGAGCTGACTGCCGAACGGGACATGGCCAACCGCAAACTAAGCGTGAATGCCATAGCCCGCGACAATCCCACGGGTGCGATTTTCGGTGACCCTGAATATCTGGGCTACCTGCTTGACCGCGACAAGGTTGACATTCAGGATGCGGAAAAATTGAAATCCGCGATGGAGGGGTACAAGGAAAAGTATCCCGAACAATTTAAGACTCCGGTCAAAGGTGGTTCCGGTGTTGCTGGTGGGGAAAAGACGGTTGAGACTCCCAGCAAGCCGGTTGACAAATGGGGGGATTCGGACATTGCCAAGTTCGTTGCTGAAGGCGGCACCCCCGAACAGTATCTTGCCATGCGCACCAAGACCGGCGGCACACAGTAACATTTTTTCTTTAGGAGTCAGTCATGCCACTTACACTACTTGGAGACCTGAAGCACTATGAGAACTACGTGCGCACAGGCTACGTACAGGGCATTGTAGACCGCATCAATGTCTTTAACTCTCGCTCCGGCGGAACCATCAGGCTGACCAGCGAGTTCACCACCGGAATGGAAAAGAACATCGCCTTCTGGGAGGACTTCGGCGTGATGGCGCGCAGGGACATCTCTGTTGACACCGCGCAGACCCCCCACAAGATTGAGCGTGACGAGTACCATGCGTTCAAGACCTTCTGGAAGTTTGAGCCGGTTAATTTCCAGCTGTCGGCGTTTAAGACCGCGGATGGCATGTCGGAAAATGATGTCTACGTCATGATTGGGCGCAAGCTGGCCGAGAAGAAGCTGGATTTTGCAGTCAAGCAGGCGCTGATGATAGCCTCTGCCGCCATCGCCTCCGGCGGCGCTGCTGTCAATCTCGACTATACCGTTGGAACTCCCGAGAATTTCACGGTTGATAAAGTCGTAGAGGCTGTTTCTCTGTTTGGGGACCGCGCCAGCAACCTTAAGGCACTGGTCATGCATTCAGCGGTGTACTTCCCGTTGATTAAGGACCAGATTGTCAATTACCAGTTCGACACCGGAGCAGGTCTCAGGATTCAGGGCGGAAGCCCGGCCACCTACGGCCTGCCTGTGATTGTGACCGACAACCCCGAGCTGGTGTACAAGGATGAGAACGGCGACACCTTCTACAAGACGCTGCTTCTGGCCAACAATGCGGTGACGTTAAGCGATAACGGATACACCAAAGCAGCATACGGGCTTGAGCTGGGCAAAGAGAATATCACCAGCCTCTTCCAAGCTGAAGGTGATATGTGGAACTCGCTTCTGGGCTACACCTACACCGGAAACGACCGCAACGCCAATCCCGTCTTTGACAATCTGGCCGACCCGGATAATTGGAAGCGCTGGGAGAACAGCCACAAGCTTACCGCCGGTGTGTTAATCAAGTCAATGGGCAGTATCCGCGACGCTCGCCGCAACGTTATTGATGTCCGCGTGGTGACCGATACTCCCGCCGTGGATACTGGCACTGATACAGGCAACGGCACTTAATCCATAACAACGACGGGGCGGGTGTCCTCGTCTACATCCTGCCCCGTCATGCAATTTCCCACGGCTCTCATTTCCCTTTCTCCGGTTGCATGACGGGGCTTTTATTATGATTGACGCACTTTTTTACGACGAATCCGAGTTCAAGGCAAACACCTATGCAGAGGCGTTCAAGCTTTGCCCTACCAAGCTGGGCATAATGCGCCAGCGGGGGACGGTGACTCCTGCCCGCTATGATTACAGGGACATCTACTTCCTGGTGTCCAAGCGCAGGATGGAGCACTTCGCCGACATCATAGACAGCCACAGACGCTTTAGTCCCGTCATTGTGCATAGGCTTGTGGAATACCCGGAAATGCCGCCTGATGCCCTCAGGAAGCACTTAAAGGCCAAAGGTGTAGACAGGCCGTTTGACGACCTTAAAGCGCACCAGGGGCTTTCTGACCTTGTTGCGGAGGCGCAGGGGCAGACGCTGGTAAAGTCAAGGAAAACGACACCTAAGGCGGTTAATCTGTTTGACGGCATGAAAAAAGAGGTAAAGGAACGCAACCATGAATCAAAGACTGCAATCCGCCGCAGAAACCTACTTTGACAACAATCTTCTGGGGGAGGTCGCATGGAGCAGGATTCCCAGCATGGTTAAGGAAAAGGCCCTGGTCACCGCCATGAATGATGTCAATGCCTACATAGGGCTTTTGTCCACGCCCAGCATACTGATTTCAGAGTCTTTGCCCTTCACCTTTTATCAGATTGCGGTTTATGAATGGGCACTGTATCTGGTTGAGCACAAGGACGAGATAGAGAGCAAGATGGCCGCTGGCATGACAAGTGTGGTGCAGAAGCGGGTGGACGGATTCGGAGCGGAGAGCTACGAGAGGCAGCGAAGTGCAACAGGAGATACCTATAACGATTTAATGATGGGAAGCAGGGCCGGACGGTATTTAAGGCTGATTCCCACAGAACATACAATAATTAGATAGCCATGCTCAGTTCGCTTAAATCCAGCAACAATGAAGTTAAGGTGCTTCGCTTGCAACGAGATAGGGACGGCGACGTGGTGTCCGAACAGCTGATTGGGCAGGGCTACGGGATTTTTCGTTCTAGCCTAAAGGAGCAGATGGCATCCTCTTTTCCGGTCAACTATACCTGGGTTGGCATCATCACCTCGTATGTCCGGCTGCTCTGGGAGGGCACGGACATAAACAAGGGTGACATCTGTGTGTGGAGAGGGAAAAGGTACGAAATAGAGGGTGTCCATGAGCGCTACAACATACACGGGGAGTTTGAGGGCTACTGGCTAGGCTGCTACGACAAGTCAGGAGGCGGGTAATGGCTAGGGCATCGGACATGACG